ATGCATATCTAATCTTCTCAATAATAAGAATAGGATGTCTACCAGCAAGTATATTACTAATCTGACATTCGCTTAAGCCTAACACTTTTGCTAAAGATCTTACAGACTTAAATTCAATATTCCTACCATTAATCTGTTAAATAATATTTCTGCCAAATGCGCGATTGTCTTTTTCTCGCTGCTTATACAATCCTCCGTAGGTGGTTCCATTTAATAGATTGTTAATTGTTTGGGGATTAACATCTAATGATTTTGCAATAGATGTAATAGTTTCTCCAGAATTATATCGACGTATAATATCCGGTATGTGTTTTTCAATTTTCATATCCAATTTATTTTAGTTTGTCCTGATTCTTCAAGACATTTATTTACTTCATTGTAGAATCCTACAAACTTAACACTTCCATGAGTTTCTGCAGCTGGATGATTTCTCATTATCTTGAAATGTAATAACTCAGAAATATTACCTGCATAACTTTGAGCTTGTTTACCAAGAAATACAAATATCATACTATTCATAGATTCTCTACTTAATTTCATATCATTAAGTATCCAGAATAAAGTATTCATAAAGTCTCTCCACAATTCAGTATGTGCTCCAGCATTAAACTCTTGTGTACTTAATGAAGTATTAAGCAACATAACTCCTTGATCTACCCAAGATCTTAGACTACTGTCAAAAGGAGTATCAATCCCCAAACTTAAGTCACCACATTCTTGGGCTAATTCTCTAACCATTATGTTAAGACTCGGTTGGAACTTATCTCCACAAGCAAATGCATCAGTTGTGTTATCTTAAAGGCTCTTTATCCTTTAATTCTGCATTTTATTCTGTTATATGCAGCTCAGACTATATCATCATATATTTCTATATGTTGGACGCTCGTGTTCCTATTATTGCTTATACTGCTCAAGGATTAGTCGTTGAACCTTCTAGTTACAAGTTGTATTTCACTAGCTTGGCTGCTGATTATCCACTTCTGGATTTTCCAGCAATTCATCCAATTTATTCTGGACTAGGTACTTTGTTGCATTCTCTAAAATGTTTTTATTATCTTTAAATAAACCCAGCGCTCTATTACAATTTGAGCATAAGATTCCTCTAAATTTTCCTGTAGTATGACAATGATCGAATGTTGCGGAAGATGCTTTGTTTTCAAAGTTATTTGAAAATGTTAGCTTTTCTTTGCAAATCTCGCAACAACCGTCTATTTTACTCCAATGTAATTCTATGTCTTTCTTAGTTAAATCAAATTTCGATTTCAATTTTGAAAATCGTTGTCTGGTTTTTAAACAATCCTTACATATTGAATTTACATTAAATTTTGTATTTAAAGCATTGTCATGAAAACAAGAAACATCTTTTTCTAGTTTACATGCTCCACATACAAAACAACCCTTTTTGATGGCTATAGATCGACGCTGTTTTAAAATAACAATAGGGTTATTTCCAAGTTTTCTAGATTTAGCTTGTTCAAGACCCTTCTTTCTACAAGAATTACAATTTATAAACTCTTTATTTAATACAACAAATTCGCTTACCTCTTTTGTTTTGAGGCATCTTGTACATTTTTTCATAATCCAGTAGCAATCCCAGGCTGTGGGTATGGATTCATTCCACATATTACAACCTTAATATCATTAGGATCTTCTGCAAAACAACTAAGTATTTTAGACGGATGATCTGGACATAACTTATGACCTGTTGCTATTACTTTAATAATAGTTTCATCTAACAAATCCACCAAAGATTTACCTGCCAGAGGAGTTTGAAAATATTTAAGCCATTCTGGGTGTATTACTGACAATGCTGTCTGTGTTACTTTGTGCAGTTCTTTCATAAGTAACTGTGTATTAATTTTTTAGTATTTTCTACTCCAAACGATCCTATCATCTCATATTTATCTTTTGGTTCACACTCTATAATTCTATATTCAACTCCATACTTCTCACTTAACCTTTGACTTTGTTGTATTCCAGTTAGATCATTATCGTACATAAATATAATATGTTTAAACTTAAATTTAAGTTTATCCATTATATTCTCTGGAATAAAACAGCCTTCGTTTTGTACAGCAATAGCAGGAAGGTCTAAAAAATAATTAGACATTAATCTATCTTTTTGAGATTTGTCTATTACTAATAGATCAGACCAAAGATATTCATCTATCTTATCATAACCGAATATATCTTCTGTAGAACAATTAGAATACCATCTGTTTTCTTTCTGTTCTGGAAAGTATAATTTAACATTGTTAGTCTTTGGAAAATGATAAGCTATTGTAAGAGTGTTTTGATGTATAGAATTTTTATTCCAAGTATCTCCAGATTTAATCCAATAATCTTGAACCAAATAAACATGTTCTCTAATCAGTGTTTCATGATCCAAAAAGTACATATTATCTTTAGGCCATTGCTTAGGAGTAAATCTAATTTCAGGACGTAATTTATTTACATACTTTCTAGTAATATTTCCAGAAGATTGTCCTGTATCTATTAATTCCAAAGCTTCTTGAAAAGTACAGTTTTTAACATATTTTACAATGTCTATACAAGACCAATATAATCTATTATTAAATGCTGTGTTTTCTACAAAATAAAGAATTCCCGAATACCACGTAAAGCGGCACCCGGGAATCTTATCGTTTCTAAACGGACTTAAAAATCGTTTGTTTAAGTCAGGATAGATATTCAGATATTGTAAGAATACTTGTTCCTGACTTATTCTATTTAATACGTCCTGTGCATTTCTGTGAGATGGTGCACAACCTCTGTACATAGGCTATTAGTTCCAACCGCCGGTCGGATTAGCTGGTACATAGTTTACACAATCTTCTTCTTTAAAGTTCTGAAGATCGTAAGTAAATAAGTGCTTAATAATTGGATAAGCCTGTGTTTGACCTGGACCTACCACAAGACTTGCTTCATAGTTTTTCTTAACAGCATCTTTATACCAATCTGTTACTTCTGCCCCATGAAACCATGTTCTTGGATTTGCACAAATTGACTGATATTCCTTACTTACCACAGATCCGTCTGCTTGAGCAACATCTTTCTTTTGTACGGTTAATACCATTACAATAGACTTACCGTTTTCTGTAGCCCATTTTGCAAGATTGTTTAAACCTTTGTAGTTCCCAGCATACAAACTTGCTGCATCTTGACCAAGTTTTACCATTTGACCATAAAAATCTTCACCTGAAGAAGATTTAAAGTTAATCAGTTTCTGAATAAACAAAATCAAATCCGCCTCACCGCTGGTAAGAGGTTTATGATTTGCAAATTCTTCTTTAACAACTCCGTCTTTCTTAGCCCAAACAACCCCTCCGGTAGATGTACATACTTGGTAATTACCTGATTTAGCAATATCTGGATTTTGCCCAACATTAATGATAAATCTTGTGGTCACATCTGCTACGGGTGAATGTACCCATACATGAATAGGTCTAACAGTATTTTGATTCAAGTCTTGAGTCAAATCATAATTAGGTTCTGTAACTGTCTCACGACCAGTCCAGGCTTTAATTTGATCTGCTGTGGGATTTACTCCCAATAAGTTAAATGCTGCGATACCTGTTTTAGGTGAGTATCCTCCACCCTGGTTTGATGATTCTGATGTGCCTGTGTACATGTGCTTATTGATTGAATTGATCGTAATTAAATTTGGAAGATGTTACCTGAACTGTATTCGCAGTGCCTGTTGACCCTAAAAGTGGATCGCCACAATAAACAATATTTGGCGGATATTGTATTGGATCATTGGTCTTGGGAAACTCTCTATAAAAATCAGCGGGATTCTTAAACGGATTTTCAGGAGGATTCGCATAAGGTTTAGACATACGATCCAACAAATTTGAGGTTTGTAGAACTTCTACACTTCTAAAAGATACAGACCAGCCTTCTTCATTACCATAGTCTATACTTTCTAATGCTTGCACACACTCTGCAAAATCAATCCAACTACCGTCGCCAGTAAAAATAACTTGTTTTTTCTCGAAATCAATTGTTAATTTCATACTTTGTTTTTAGTTTAGTAAGTACATTACATCTTTCACCCCAATGTTCTGAGATAAAACTTTCTGCTTCTTGTAGTGCAAATTCATTCATAGATTTTAAAATACAGGTTAAAACTTCAGGCATTATTCTGTCATCACAAACAAGATCCGAAAGATCCGCGTTTAAATCAGTAAGTAGGTTATGTGTTAGAATTTGTACTGCTGTCATTTTAAATGAAGATTTTATTCCATTCATTAGTAAATACTCGTTTCTCACCAGTTTTAACAAAGTCAGGGTTCTGAAGTTCGAGAATAACAAACTCTCGACCAGCAATGTGCTCTTGTCGAGCACCTGTAGCCAAATCTTGTTCGTGAGAAACAAAAGAAAGTAATGTTTGATTCAGATTTGTAGGGTTTCTATACATAAAACCAATTCCGTCCGCATCTGCACAAACAATCATTTTTAGCTTACCTGTAAGTTGAATATCCTTTGCTTGTAAATCTTTACCCATCTTATTGATAGTAGCATCCTTACTATGTGCAATAAGAATAGTACAAACATTACACTTCTTATCTACTAACGCAAGTAGTTTTTCAAACGCTTCTCTTAAGTAACCATAACCACCTCCTTGAGGAAGATCATTAATCACATTAGTTCCCGTATAAACCTTACCCATAGGAGTTTGTTTATACAAAACGGTAGCATAAGGACGAGCATAGTCTTCCAGAGAAGTAGTAGTGTCTACAACAATATAATCATATTGCCACTTACCGTTTTTAGCATAATAGTCGTCTAATTGTGTCTTAAGATTTGTAAGAACAGTAAGGATATTTTCTTTTGGATTGTCTCTAAGAATCTTAGGAATATTTAAAGACATTCCATCTACATATCCAGCACCTTCTTCAAAATCAAGAATAAGTGCATTTTTTAAATAAGATACTGCCGTAGTTTTACCTACTTTAGGATGAGAATAAATTACAAGCTTACGAGGTGATTTTACCTCAGCTACTGTAGGTTGTGTAGGTAGATTAAACATAGAACTTTGCTAACTGTGGATTATTTATTTTTTTGCCTCCGCTATCTATTTGAGCAGCAGGAAGTTCTTCATACTTATTAGAACTTCCGTGAAAATATAATGCTTTAATAGCTCCTTCTTCACCATCTCTATGCTTAAGTATATGAACAGTTCTAAAGTGTCCTTTAAATAAAGGAACTTGATAACCGTGATACATAGGAATTGGAGGATTAACTCTGGCGGGATTAAATAAACCAAGCACAACCATATACTCTTGACCAACTAGTTTATTAACACCTAGTTTATCTAACGTAGGTTCTGGTCTTCCTAATTTAATATTATCCCCCGAATCTCCGGTCATTTCTTGCTGATGAACATTTACAACAATGCATTGATACTTTTTTGCTATAAACTTATAACAATATTCAGACCATTTGCCCATAGCCGCATGTTTAGTAGAAACATCTCCAAAGCTAGATTTCTCTGGAGTTATACAACCAATGTGATCCGTTACAACCAATACTTGAGTATCTGGGTTCTCAAACTCATAATTAAAAGATTGATAATTATTTCCAGCATCATCTGTTTCTAATATACCTTCTACCTTATGGCCAACAGTAGACATAAACTGTCTAACATGTTTGTACATACCTGTCGGATTAAATATATGGTCCACCACGTGAATGCGTTTTTTCATCTCATCTATCTCTGGCTGTACTGCCTCTAAAGCTTTCTTATGTTCTTCAGTAAATCCAGGATGATAACCGTTGTATTGATACCAAGTCAAATCAAGATTAAATTGATCTTTAATTAGATCTCTAGCTATACTTACCCAAAACTTCTCAACGGATTCTTCCATCGCAAAATAAACACAATAGAATGGAAGATTGTTCTCTTTACAGTATTTATAAGACCATACTACAAAACTTGATTTTGTGAAACAGGTTTTTCCCACACCAGAACCAGCTGTAACACAATGTATTACGCCTTTTAACCAACCAGGAATAACTTTATATAAATCAGGATAGAGACCTTCTATACTGATGAACTTAGAGGATGTTTTCTGCATAATATGTTCTTGTTACTCCTTCTCCTTCTTGCTCCTCAAAAGCAATTTTTAATTTACTAATCTCCTTCCCGTTCTGTAAGGAATAAATAAAGTTATCTGCATTTGGAAGATACCTAGTTTCTGTATATTGTATAAATACATCAGTGACTAATAACACATCGTCAAAAGTAACTTTGTTCTCTGTGCAAAACCGAATCATGTTTTCTATACATGTATTCTTATCTCCCATCATACCTTGTCTCACAGAAGGAAATTTAAACTTCTTTCTATACTCATCTATTCTAGATGTAATATCATGAATAACACCCAAATCTACATCTACTTTTACATCATCTTCTCCTTCGTATAAACCTAGTAGACATATAATCTTATTTTCAAGAATGTTTCTTTGAATATACTTATTATCTGCTAAGAATTTAAACTCCTCTTCAGAAATGGTGCATTGTAAACCATGTTTACAAGCTAATAAATATAAAAGACATTGGTCATAACCCAAAGCTTTAAAGTACGCGATTAATTCCTCTTTTATTTTCATAATATAAAACAAAGTAACCCTTCCTCTTTTGAAAAGACTACTTGTAAGTTAAATGGATTATGCAGAATAAATCATGGATTATGCAAAAATAGAATCGTCTTCAAACGTTTCTACAAGCGCACTTTCTGAATTTTCAATGATTTCAAACCAAGAATTTGCTTCTTTCTTAAGAACAGAACGCTTCTTAGTTTCAAAGTTAAAATAATTGAACAGATCCTTGATCTTCTTAACTGAGTCTTTAATATCGTCTTCAGTAAAAGGAAGACCTAATTCTGTAGCAATTTCTTGATAAGATTTCTTGCTATTGTAGAGTGTTTCTACTGTTTCTTTTGTTAGTTGTACTTTTTGCATTATAGATACTTTTTAATTGTTTGTTGTTGATTCTCACTTATTGTGAATTTTTTCATAAAACTCCACATCATACCTAGCGGCGGATTATGTACAATGTGCGCTATATTTTGTGTATTAACCCAATCTGACCATCCAGTGATTTGACTTGGTGCTGCGTCTCTAATTGTCTGTGAATATTTACTAAAAAGAAAAAATAAATAAAACTCGTTATCTGTCCAATCAATAGACATGATTAAAATACAAGCGATTTTAACGTTTTCTTTAACTTGAGAGTTAAGAAGATGAACAATATTATCATAGACTTGTAAATCAAAAGTTTGAACTTCTTTTGATAAATTTCGTGCTTTTCTAATATCGTTTTTAATTGCATCAAATAAAATTCTTGTGCTATATCTTGCAATTAACGGATCTACTTCAGTTGGTAATTTTTCAAATCTATTCCATTCAAGAGAACTTCGATCATTTATAAGGATCTTATTAGAAGATTCCATATCAGGTACCATTGTCGCCCCTTTAGACGTTAAATATGCCAACACTTCTTTTTTGCTAAACGTACTTCGCATAGAATGGATAAATACCCTGTCTCCATTTTCAACAGTTTGTGAAGGTGTCTGCTTTAAGTAATACGTGTTAGCATTCGGATGACCTGCCGGATAATAATTTGGGTATCTAACACTAGCTAGTTCAAACAGATTATGATATTCTACGAGTTCTTCGTAGTCCTGAAGGTCGAGCAAGGCTTGAGTATATCCCTCGACCCGTAGTGAGGCAACCCCAGAGTTACCATCTTCAATTCGGGTCTCTACTAAATTGCGGAGCCTTCTGATCTGTCCGCACCTCCAGTTATCGGGGGTAAAGTCACCCTCCTGAAACGGACAACTAATCAGGCTACCGTTCCAATCTTTTACCCTCCCACAAAGGGAGCATGATACTATTTCCATGATGATAATTTTGAAATAACTTTACTTCACCGTCAACAGGCTAACCGCCTGTTTGCGTTGAGCGCTTGGTTGCAAACAGACACAAAGCCACAAAACGTTAAGCACAAGTTTAAGAGCGACCGTCAAAAACTACGATCATACTGTCTTTTGTGCCTGATTGTGTTTTCCCTTTTTCGTTTAGTGGTAAATAGAAATTACCTTCTTTATCAAGTTTACCAAATTTAATTCTACCCTCTACAAATTCAATACTTGTTGCGTTTGGTTTAATCCATTCGTGAAACAATTTTGTAGAAGTCGAAACAGGAATAAGAAAAACACAAACTTTTCCTTTTTTCATTTCCTCAACTCCTTTTTTCACAAATTCCTCTTTTAGTTTTTGACTATAAGGCGGATTTACAAAATTTGAGTTTCCCCATTCAATTTTTAATCCATCTTTTATGATTTCGCCTTCATTGTAAGGGCAAGGATCAAAATCGAAATTAAAACGCTTGTTCAATTCCTCGTATAATTTTGGAGGTGTAGCGTAATTATCATCGTTATTTATGTGTATTTTTTTCATGCTAAATTTTTAAATTAAAAACCTGTGCTTAACAAGTGTTTTGCTCAATTGTGCCGAAAGTAGTCAGTTGTATAGGCACAACTGAAGCAAAGCCCTCGAACGTTATACGCAAGCACTACATTTCGTTTCCAAAGAGAGTTTGCGTTTCAAATTTTTTATTAAAATCTCCCACCCTTTTTTTTATTTTTTCAAAATAATTAGGGTCTTGCTCCATTACTATAAACTGCCTGTTTTCTTCCAAACAAGCAATTGCAGTAGTTCCGCTTCCTGCTGTATTATCCAATAC